CTCGATGTCAGCGTCTCTGACTCTAGGATTAGCATTACGGGCGCCCTGGCTGCCGCGCAGTCGCGCCTCGTTGACGTGATCGACGTTACACCGCGCCTGAGTGCATCCAATGTGCAAGATGTGCAAGACGAGGGGGAGGGGTAGGGCCGAGCGGCTAAGGGCCAACGGTGACGGAGCCTCCGCGAACAATTTTTATTTTTTTTAAATTATGCAACTTCATGCGGTTCCAATGAAATTAACTGAGGCTATTGAGTTTGTTCGTAATTTTCATAGGCACAATAAACCACCTGCTGGCGGTTTGTTTGCAGTTGGCGTATCCGATGGAAATAAATTAGTTGGCGTTGCTATTGTGTCTAGACCGGTATCAAGACATTTAGACAATGGTGAAACCGTAGAAGTTATACGGTGCTGTGTTGTAGATGGCGCACCTAAAGGTTCATGTTCATTTTTATATTCGCGATGTTGGCAAGCAGCAAAAGCATTGGGATGGAAAAAAATTATTACTTATACATTGCAATCAGAAACTGGCGCATCATTAAAAGGCGCGGGTTGGAAAATAATTGCTGAGTTAAAAGGTTCAACTGGTTTGGGTTGGCAAAATAGACCAGGCAGAGAATGGCAAGAAGTTACTGGTCAATCTAAATTTAAATGGAGTAATTAATGCAAACCACAATCTACAAACCAGAAGATGAGCAAGAGTTAATGGCATTACTTTGGAGTCCTGCATTAAGTAATAACCCACTGGCGTTTGTTAAGTATGTATTTCCTTGGGGTGTCAAAGGTACTCCATTGGAACATTTCTCTGGTCCAAGAAAATGGCAGCGTGAGATATTAGAAGATATTACTAGGCATATACAAAGTAATCAAGGCAAAGTAGATTACCAAGTAATGCAAGAAGCAATATCGTCAGGTCGTGGAATTGGTAAGTCAGCATTAGTGTCATGGTTGACTATCTGGATGCTGACAACTCGTATTGGTTCAACAACGATCATCTCTGCCAACTCAGAGAATCAACTCCGAAGTATTACTTGGGCTGAGATTACTAAGTGGTTAGCAATGTCACTGAATTCACATTGGTTTGAAGTCAGTGCAACAAGATTGGCTCCGGCCAAGTGGTTGACTGAGTTGGTTGAGACGGACTTGAAGAAGGGTACGCGCTACTGGGGTGTTGAGGGTCGGTTGTGGTCGGAGGAAAATCCTGATGCGTATGCTGGTGTGCATAACTTTGACGGTGTGCTGGTGATCTTTGATGAGGCGTCGGGTATTGCTGATCCGATATGGGCTGTCACTGGTGGATTCTTTACGGAAAACACGCCGAATCGTTTTTGGCTGGCGTTCTCGAACCCACGGCGCAATACGGGGTACTTTTATGAGTGCTTTAATAGTAAGAGGGCGTTTTGGCAGACTAAGGTGGTGGATGCTAGGACGGTGGAGGGGACGGACAAGCAGGTGTACGAGAGGATTATTCAGGAGTACGGGCCGGATAGCAGCCAGGCCCATGTTGAGGTGTATGGGATGTTTCCGAGTGCGGGGGATGATCAGTTTATATCGAGTGACATTGTGGATGAGGCGATGAAGCGGCCTAAGTACAAGGATCAGTCGGCACCGATTGTGATTGGTGTAGACCCTGCGCGGTTTGGTGCGGATGCAACGGTGATTGCGGTGAGGCAGGGCAGGGATATAGTGAAGATCATGCGGCATCGGGGCGATGACACTATGACGGTGGTGGGGCACGTGATTGAGGCGATTGAGGAATACAAGCCTACGCTGGTGGTGATTGATGAGGGTGGGTTGGGGGCAGGGATTGTGGATAGGCTCAAGGAGCAGCGGTATAAGATCAAAGGGATCAACTTTGGCAATAAGGCCAAAAACCCTATAATGTATGGAAATATGCGTGCCCAGATGTGGGGGGATATGCGGGATTGGCTGAAGACGGCGAGCATTCCGAATGACAGGTTCTTGAAGACAGACCTGATTTCGCCCATAATGAAGCCTGATTCACGTGGAACCATTTTCTTAGAAAGCAAGAAAGAGATGAAAGCTAGGGGGCTGGCTAGTCCTGATGCGGCAGATGCAATATGCGTTACATTTGCATTTCCTGTGGCGCACAGGGAATACACTGAGAAAACCCGTACACTACGGACTTACGACCGTGGTGCAGTTTCAACTGGTTGGATGGGAAGTTGATGAAAAATTTCAACACAGTAACGGACGGCCACGATGAATGGTTGACGCCAAAGTACATAACTGATGTTCTTGGGCCATTTGACCTTGACCCGTGCAGCCCTGGAAATAGAAGACCTTGGGACACTGCTTCGCATCACTACTCAGAAGAACAAAACGGGTTGTCCGCGCCTTGGTTTGGTAATATATGGTGCAACCCACCATATGGCAAAGAAACATTTGTGTGGCTTAAAAAGTTGGCTGATAACGGAAACGGCATTGCACTTATTTTTGCGCGAACCGAAACAATTGGCTTTCATGCTCAAGTGTGGCAAAGGGCAAACGCTGTTTTTTTCTTTAAAGGCCGTTTAAAGTTTTGTCGAGTGGATGGCACTGAAGCAAACACATCTAATGCGCCATCATGTTTGGTAGCTTATGGTGACAAGATGGTAAAGCGCATTCAAGACTCAAGATTAAATGGAAAATTGGTTGTACTACAATGATAGTGCTTGCGTTGTTTTACATGAAGGCATAACATGGCAACTAAGAAATCAGTTTCTTTATCAGTAGGCCGTGGCGAGAAGCTACCGGTATCCAAAGGCGCTGGACTGACTGCCAAAGGTCGCGAGAAGTACAATGCCGCTACCGGTAGTAACTTAAAAGCGCCGCAGCCCCAAGGCGGCGCACGCAAGGACTCGTTTTGCGCCCGTATGTCTGGCGTGCCTGGGCCGATGAAAGATGAAAAGGGTAATCCCACCCGCAAAGCTGCTGCACTAGCAAGATGGAAGTGTTAATCATGGCTACAAAACCTGGACTCTATGCAAACATTCACGCCAAACAAGAGCGCATCAAAGCTGGCTCTGGCGAGAAGATGAACAAGGTCGGCAGCAAGGCAGCGCCTAGCGCCAAGGATTTTAAAGATTCGGCCAAGACGGCTAAACCAATGAAAAAGAAATAGCCATGCCATTAGTCAAGTCAAAGTCACCGGCTGCCTTCCGTGCTAATGTGAAGGCAGAGGTTAAGGCTGGAAAACCTGTCAAACAAGCTGTGGCAATTGCGTATTCTGTAAAGAATGCAGCCAAGCCAATGCCAAAAGGTAAAAAATAATGGACATTACTGGTATCACCGCCGCTGCCGCAGTCGCTGTTGGCGGTTCTGCAAAAGACAAGAGTGATGCCGAAATCCTTGCCACGGCCCGTTCGCGTCTTGACATGGCTATGTCGGCGCTTTCAGAGTCGCGTGAGGATGAGAACGATGACCTGAAGTTTTACGCTGGCTCACCGGACAATTGCTGGCAATGGCCTGCTGACGTGCTGGCTACCCGTGGTGCTGTGCAAGGTCAGACTATCAATGCGCGTCCCACGCTGACTATTAATAAGCTGCCACAGCACGTTCGCCAGGTTACCAACGACCAGCGGCAGAACCGCCCTGGTGCCAAAGTCATTCCGGTGGACAGCAATGCCGATATTGAGATTGCTGAGATTTTTAACGGCATGATCAGGCACATTGAGTACATGAGCGATGCTGACGTGGCTTATGATACGGCTTGCGAGAACCAAGTGGCTTACGGAGAAGGATACATACGCCTTCTGACTGAGTATTGCGACGACAACACGTTTGATCAGGACATTAAAATTGGCCGGATTCGCAATTCGTTCTCGGTGTACATGGACCCGACCATGCAAGACCCGACCGGCGCGGATGCCAAGTATTGTTTTGTGACGGAAGACCTGACCAAAGAAGAATACACCCGCCTGTACCCCGATTCGGCACCCATTACTACCATGCAATCTCTTGGTGTAGGCGACCAGTCAATTTCCAACTGGTTGAATGAGGACACAATCCGGATTGCGGACTACTATTACATAGACTATGACCGCGCAACGCTAAATTTGTACCCTGGCAACGCTACGGCCTTTGTTGGAACGCCAGAAGACAAGCAATTAAAGGCGTTTTACGGCAAACCGCTGAAGTCCCGCGAGTCTGACCGGCCCAAGGTGCGCTATTGCAAGATTAATGGATACGAAATCCTTGAGCAGCGCGAGTGGGTAGGCAAGTGGATACCTGTTATTCGCATTGTTGGCAATGAATTTGAGGTAGATGGCCGTCTGTACGTCAGTGGACTGGTGCGAAACGCCAAGGATGCCCAGCGGATGTACAACTATTGGGTATCCCAAGAGGCAGAAATGCTGGCTTTGGCCCCCAAAGCTCCGTTTATTGGCTACGGTGGGCAGTTTGAGGGCTATGAAGACAAGTGGAAAACTGCTAACACCCAAAACTGGCCGTATTTGGAGGTTAATCCAGACGTTACAGACGGTCAAGGCAGTATCTTGCCACTACCACAGCGTGCCCAGCCGCCAATGGCCTCTAGTGGCCTATTACAGGCCAAAGCAGGGGCGGCAGAAGACATTAAATCGACTACAGGACAATATAACGCTTCTTTGGGCATGGGTTCCAACGAACGCTCAGGAAAGGCAATTCTTGCGCGTCAGCGTGAGGGCGATGTAGGTACTTACCACTACGGTGACAACTTAGCCCGTGGTGTTCGGCATATTGCTCGTCAATTGGTGGACATGATTCCCAAGATTTACGATACCCAGCGGATTGCTCGCATTATTGGCGAGGACGGCGAGACAAAGATGGTCAAAATCAACCCAGACCAGCAGCAACCAGTCCAAAAAATCGTTGACCAGCAAGGGATTGTGATTGAGAAAATTTACAATCCTGGCGTTGGTAAGTACGACGTTGTGGCAACCACCGGCCCAGGCTACGCGACCAAACGTCAAGAGGCTTTGGAAGCAATGGCACAACTGTTGCAAGGCAATCCTCAACTGTGGACTGTGGCCGGTGACCTGTTTGTTAAAAATATGGACTGGCCTGGCGCCCAAGAGATGTCCAAGCGCTTTGCCAAGACTATTGACCCTAAACTCATGGGTGATGGCGAAGACAACCCAGCATTAGCCGCTGCACAGCAACAGATGCAGGCAATGGGTGCTGAGATGGAACAGATGCACACAATGCTACAAAACGTGTCTAAGTCTATGGAAGCGCAAGACATGAAGCGCAAGGACTATGAGGCAGAAATCAAAGCCTACCAAGCTGAAACGCAGCGCTTGACTGCCGTGCAAGCATCTATGTCTCCAGAGCAGATTCAAGACATTGTGATGGGCACCGTTCACGGCATGATTACTTCTGGTGATCTGGTGGGCGAAATGCCTGGCCGCGAGTCAATGCAAGATACTATGGGTGAAATGTCGCCCCAACAAGGAATGCCACAATGAAAGCCTGTGACTTTGTAGGATTGCTGTTTTTGGCTCGGGATGTTACCCATTCGGTGCATCTGAATACCCGCAGCTATTCCAAACACGTAGCCCTAAACATTTTCTATGACCGCATTATTGGTGCGGCTGATGATTTTGCTGAAGCCTATCAAGGGCGGCATGGTTTATTGGGGCCAATTACCCTACAATCAGCAAAGAAAACAAACAACGTCATTGAGTTTTTGGAAGATTCTTTGAAGCAAATTGAAGATAGCAGATACGAAATCTGTGATAAATCTGATTCATCTTTGCAGCAGTTGATTGACAACATCATTGAAATTTACCTCCGCACTTTGTACAAACTCCGGTTCTTAGCATGATCAAAATTGACTTCACCATTAACGGCTTCTCAGACGCTCTGCACCTGGCCGACGACCACGGCCTAACCGACGCTGAAATTGAGGTTATGAAACAGGCCCGCTATGACAAGTGGAAGGACTTCATTGACACCCCGCCACCCGTGGTTGATGGACCAGTGGTGCCCTTCGTTTGGCCGACTGACAAGCCGATTGTGGAGTAGTCATGGCGAACCGATATTGGGCTGCTGGCGTTTCTGGGAACTGGAACAACACCGCAAGCTGGTCATCTTCCGCAACGGGCACTCCTGCCGGTGCCTCAGTGCCGGGAAGCTCTGACTCTGCAATTTTCAACGCAGCTTCCGGTACAGTTACCGCTACGCTAGACATCAGCCCAGACATTCAGACCCTGACGATGACAGGCTTCACGGGTACGCTTGCTTTTGGCACAAACACTATCTCGCTGAACAGCATTGGTACTATTTTTACTGGCTCGACAACAACAACGGTCACAGGTACGCCGCAGATTATTTGCACATCTACAACAGCGGTGTCATTAAGAACAATTACACCAACAGCAGTCACAGAAGCTAACAGTATTTCGTTTAGAGTTACTGCCGGTACTGCTGTGGTAAGCATAACCGCTGGTTCAGTTCGTGATTTAGATTTTACTGACGGTACAAACCCAACTGGATACGCAGGAGCATTAGGTAATTCTGTAGTTACAATTTACGGAAACTTTAAGGCATCAACTGGAATGACTCGTACAGCGGGAACTTCTAGTTATACTTTTGCAGCCACATCAGGCACAAAGACAATAACAACGGCTGCTGTTGTATTTGATTGTCCCTTTAACTTTAACGGTGTAGGCGGAACTTGGCAGCTTCAAGATGCCCTGACTTCCGGTGCTGGTCGCACTTGCACTTTAACCGCTGGTACGTTGGATTTAAACGGCTACACGCTGACTACTGGCTTGTTAAATGCTTCCAATGCAAACACTCGCACATTGGCTTTTGGAACAGGCAAAATTGTAGTTATTGGTACTTCTGGTTCTGTTTTTTCAGCTACTACGTCAACGGGTTTAACAGTTACCGGAACAAACCCACTAGTTCAAGCAACCGTTGGTGGAGCAGGAACTAGAACCATATCATTAGGAAATGTTGGTGAAGCTAATGCTATTAGCGTGGATGTTACGGCTGGCTCAGACATAATTAGCCTTTCAACGACAAGCGGCGCATACAAGAATGTAAACTTTACAGGTTTTACTGGTACAGTTTCTATTGCAAACTCAATTATTGTTTACGGCAATTGGAATTACGGCGGCACGACTATACAAGGTGTGGGTACAGGCACAGTAACTTTTGCAGCTACATCTGGAACAAAAACCATTACGTCAAACGGCTTTAGTTTTCCTGGGAATGTAACTTTCAACGGCGTAGGCGGCACTTGGCAGCTTCAAGATGCAATGACGACATCTTCTACCGTAATTACTACGCTGACCAATGGTACGTTAAATTTGAACGGCTACACACTAACTACTGGAAGTTTTTACTCAGATAACACCAACATTCGTGTACTTGCATTTGGTACGGGTAAGATTGTTGTTACTTCAAACAATAGCGCTCCGTTTAATGTTGACAACGCATTAAACTTTAGTTATACCGGAACTTCAAATATTGAAGCCTACTATACTGGCGCTGTAGGTGTGAGATATTTGGTTATTGGTAATACTACAGGCGGCAGTGAAGCCGTAGCAATGAACTTAAAAGTTACTGCTGGAACTGATACTGTTTATATTTATAAATACTGGAATAACTTAGACTTTACTGGATTTGCTGGTACATACGGCAACCTTGGATTTAAGATTTTTTATGGTAGTTTTACTTTAGTTTCAGGAATGACGGTAGAACCCGTCGCAGGGGCTGAAACACTTACTTTTGCTGCCACCTCTGGCCCAAAAACAATTACCAGCGCAGGAAATACAATAAACTATCCCACGACGTTTGATGGCATAGGCGGTACTTGGGCCATGCAGGATGCGTTTACGTTAGGCGCAACTCAGCCACTGACATTCACCAACGGCACCGTGCAACTCAAGTCAGGCACAACCAGCACCGTCGGCTCTTTTGTTACTACGGGCACAAACCAAAAATACCTGCAAG